GACATCGGCCACGGACGGCGCCGCTGGCTTGCGATAGACCGGTGGCCTGCCTGCTTCCTGGTCCGTGTCGCCGGTGAACAGGTCAATGGCCTGCGCGTCCCTGATAATGTCCGCCTGCGTGCGCTTGCGCGCGCGGGGACGATAGGCACTGAATAGGCCAAGGTCAACTTGCTTGTGGTTCACCTTCCCCTACCTTGTCTTGTGTTGTGTCCATACCAC